CAGTTAGAACGCATATACCGCAACTCGTCTAACGGACCAGGGTATGGTCAAGATTCGGGCGCTACCTGAACAGTGGTTCATAGTCTGCACTTCAGGCGGCGGCTTATGCGTAGAGACGACTAACGAACAAAAAGCACGTACCATTGCAGACGTGCTTCACTGCTCCGTCCATTCTGAAATGCGGGCTTCGCGGGCTTCGTTCCAGTAGTCACGTTCTCTGTACCACTTCTGCCAGTCGTGGCCTGATTTGTGGCTATTGCAAGAAAAACAGCAGCCTACTAAATTGCGCTGTTCTGTTACCCCGCCTTTCCACTTTGGGACTACATGATCTAGCGTTGCGTTCTTGCCTAGCGGTTCAGCGCAGTAGGCACAGCAGTAGTTCCATTGCTGCAAGATATGGTCACGAAAGCGCACCTTGGCTTTTTTACGGGATACCAGCTCAGTCCCGTCAATCTGGTGGTCCACTACCACCGCTCAATACACTGCAGCAACCTATTTGACTTGCAGCTGTTTATATGGTAACGCCGGGAAACTTACGGCGTTGACCAAATGCGACCTTCTTTGATACGGCGACGGCGTAATCCTTGCTCAAAATGAGAACCGGGGTTTCGATAAAGTAGTAAAGCATCTGGTACTTGTTTCCATTCGCGGTTTTTTAATACGCGGCTTATTGTGCTAAATCCTGGTAAACCGTAAAAATACGCTCCAACGTTAAAGGCAAAGCTAATGAGGGCTGATTTTTGGTTGGCACTCATGCTATTCCAAAACGGTACATCAGCTTCAAGAATGTCTGCGGTGCGTTGTATCTCTAAGTTCAACATTTCTTCTGCTCTTTGTTGGCTAATTTTTTCGCCTAGCCTTACACTTTGTCCCTCGGGATACCGGGTATTTCCGTAGCCAATCGTTGGTATGCCAGCAGGACACAAATATGAAGTTAAATGACAGCCTTCAAATTCTTTGATAAGCTCCACTGCAGCGCCGTAACTTTTGTCGTTTACAGCTGAAATCCATGTCCCGTACCAGGGCTGGTCACGGTTAAGAATGTCTGGCTGTACTTTTAAAATTGCGGCTTCAAGCTCTACTAGCGCAGCACTTTGATGTGGCAGTTTCCGGTAATAACGGAATAGATCATTCAGGTGAACCGGGGTGTTTGGGCTCATGCCATGGTGCGCGAAGGTGCAGGTCGTCAAGGCGCTGTGGAGGTGGCACTGCGGCAGGTTGGGTCGCGTGCCAGTCCTTTTCAGTTTGGTCTAGTTTTTTTGGTAGCGTTGCGTAAAACTTACGGCGCTGGATGGCCCTGTCTACTGTGCTCCACATGGAACGGGTGCTAAACAAAACGATCCAACGCCCGTCAGGCGGTATCAGCCCTTTTTTCCGGGTTTGATACTGCGGATTGCAGTAAACAAAAATTGGATGATGCTGTTGTCCTTTAGCTTGCTCATGCCGATCAGCTCAGATGCAGCTGCAACGACCACCCAAAAGGCGGGATGGGCTAGGACTTCCTCGAAGTTCATGAAATTTGGAGCTTTTTCTAATACTAGCCCTGTGGGCTTTTGTGCTCCAAAACGGCAATGCGGTTTCCGTGGTCGTTAAGACGTTCGTAAATTTCTCGGCGGTCAGTATTGGCCTGAACTTTTTCCGCCTTCATGTCTTGGTGCAAGTCTTCAAGCTTTGTGGCAATAGATTCGACACCGGCTGTGAGGCGAATGACCGCTTCCCGGCTTTCGCTGGTTCGCCTAGTAAACCCAGAGACACTCATCCCAGCAATGCCAATAGAAGCACCTAAAATTGCTGCGTAAATTTCAATCACAATTCAGGCGCTTCCTATTTTTTTATTTTAGAGGATCTGGCAGGCCGGATAAAATTGCCACCGCTCGTTTATAAAACATGCAGTCGGTTTTACCGGCATTTTTGAGCGCCTGCTCAATACGTTTCCAGTTTTCATACGTTTTCCTGTCTGTCACTGCTTAAACCGCTGCAGTCGTAAGGTCTCCATTATTACTCACCGTAATTTTGTACCTAGTTCCGTTTGGTGACGCGAGAATTACACCTTCCCCAAGTCCTCCGATTTCTAAGGGAGCGCCTGGGGTTGAAGTTCCAATGCCTACATACCCTTGCGACGTAATTCTGGCGCGTTCAACGCTTGCAGAAGAATTGTCAGGCGTGGTACTAAACACCAGCCTTCCGGGCATGTCGTTTGTGCTTGACGTGCCATCGACTTGGCCGACAATTGAAGCGGCGGGAATAAAATTTGTGCCATCATCCCCTGCAAACTGCAATACACCTAAATCGTCTCCGCTTTGAACTAGACCACGGACACCTACATTTGCGCTACGGCTTTTTTGGATATTGCAAATTGGAGCCCCTGTGTCTGCGCTCCAGCGTGTTGCTTGCCACGAACTGGTACTGCCTCCACTTCCGTGAAGTTGCAGTTTTGAGCTAACGCTTCCTGCTCCTGTGTAAGCAACTGTACTGCCGAACAGAAGTTTATCGTTAGCGTTTAAAAGGCTTACATTCGTTCCTGTCCTGGTCCAGTACCCAATATTTCCCGTACCAGTGCCATCGAATGCAGTGGAGATTGAGTTGTCTACAAAATCTTTTGTTACAAGCGTTGTTGCGGCATCCCCTGATGTGGTGGAAATTGATGTAGCTTTATTGGTTAGAACTAAATTTGTTCCGTTAATTGTACCTGTTGTGGTGATTGAATCACCTGCATTAACAGGTGATACTGTTGTACCCGTTCTGTTCCAATAGCCTATAACACCGGTTTTGCTGCTACCGCTGCCAGCAACTTGAACTACTGCACCCAAGCTGTTTTCGATGTATAAAGCAGGGCTTGATGAGTGGTAATTAACTGCAATCTGACCGGGTTGGAGCGTACCAGCGGTTGGCGCTTGGTTCTGTACCAAGGAACGAATGTTCTTTACTGAAACTGGCATCGGATAAACCTCCCGGTCAGAAAAACTGGCGCATTAACGCGCTGTGTGTATTTTAGTACGTACCAGCGTCGATGGTTGTTACGGCCTCCCACTGCGAGCTTGATCCGTTTAACTGCAACAATGAATCGGCAGCTGGAGTTGTGATTGTCACGTCCAATAGATCATTTAATACTGTGATGCCGCTTATTCCAGCAGCGGATGCTCTAATGCGAGTCCACCCCGCTGCTAAACCGTTGCAAAGAATCAAGTCACCGTTTTCAAAAGACACTCCTGGGCTTTCTGGAATGTTGCTGCCTGGGCCTCCGCCTGGGGTGTTCACAATAAAGTAGATACCGGCTTTCGCGTCTGTTGCGCTGCCTAGGTTGTCGCCAATTGAATATCCGGCGCTAATCCCTAAAGGCGTTACCCCGTTAATAAAACCAGTACTTGCGTCAATTGTTCCTGAGTACCTTAAATTTTGCTGGGCTAGTCTTCCAAAGCTCACCGGAAGCCAAGAGTTACCGTTCCACATGTGGAGCGCAGATGTGGATTCTTGAAGCCACAGCATTCCAATGTGGCTTTCTGTTGCAGCAATGGAAGGTATTACCTCTTGGACGTAGGCAATAGAGTAATCAGATAGTTTCTCATTGCTTATGGTGCGGTCTGTTATATAAGAAGCGCCAAACGTACCAGAAATGATTTTTGACGTGCTTAAGTTTGGTATGTCGCTTTCTTGTAAAGGTAAGGAACCTGTTACGTGGCCGTTTTGGTCAAAGTTAAGCTTAATTCCACTTCCCGCGCCAACTGTGTTTACGTGCGTAATTTCACCCAGAGAATCCACAGACAAGCTTGTAGTATCTGGTCTAACTACACCGACAGCAGATGCTGTTGCTACAGGTAAATCTGCTGGTGTAATTACACTGCCGCTTGTTACTAAACCTTTACTGTCATAGTTTACAAGCTGCTTGGTTCCGGTGTTTGCGACAACAGTGTTGTCAATAGAAAGTACTTGCCCGTTTAAAACTAGGCCGTTTCCGTTTACAGCAACCGCTCCACGTGCAGAGCTTGCCAGTGGTAGGTCATTGGATACAATTGTTCTTGCGTTTACAGCCCCGGCTGAACCTGTAGGACCAGCAAGGAATTGAGCGGCTGCAGTTGTGTCGTCAATTGAAGCCGAAACAGCGGCGCTGTGGTTTGCTATGACTACTTCTGTGTTTACAAGACCTGAGTTACTTCCTGTAACATTTAGTATTCCGCTTGTCAGGCTCCATACCGTACCATCCCAGATGTAAGTTTTTATTTCTGCTGTTGAGTTGTCGATTGCGATTTGACCAATAAAATCGCCTGTTGCGGGTAGCGCAGTTACTACTACAGCGGAACTGGAGTCGGCAAGTTTTGCTGCTGTGACAGAGGAGTCAGCTAACTCAGTGGTGCCGATGGAACCGGCAGCTGTGGTGAAATTAACTTTTGCGCCCGGTATAGAGCCGTTTGCAAGTAAAGTGATCCCGTCTAAGATCAGATTTGAAGCGGTAATTTTTTTGGTTTCTGAGGCACTTAGGTCTGCAATAGGCAGTACGTCCGCTGCCTGTAGCTCTGAACTGCCTAATTCAGGTAGGTCAGAAATACGAAGATCAGCCATTAACTCAGCGCACAGTACCTTACTAGCATTCTAATAGGGTTGAAAATTTTATGGCGCGTCTGGGTCGCCTAAAATCTCGGCGTTGTCTTCAGCCAAAAGCTTACTGGAATCTTCCAGCAACAATGAGCCAAAATCTTGGGCGACTTTTAAAGCTATTGCTCCGCTTGTTACAAAATTGATTTCAGTTTCTATAATTTCGGCTCTCGTTCCAGCTCGTATGGCAACGTTTGTTACCACGCAGTTCATCTGATAGTATATTTTGTGACCTTTTTTGTCATCAAAAATAACAAAACGTCCATCAAAAACACTGCCTTGTTTTAGTCTAAGAAGAAGCTTAGCCATGTAGTTGGGTACTTCGTCCCTAGCACCTACTTGGCTGTCGCCTAACTTATTTTTATACTCCCAAAAACAGGAAAGAGTTCCTTGGCCGCTGATCATCCCATTTGAATAATTTTTTCTAAAATTTTCACCTAGATCAGTTACATCTATTGACTCTCTATTTGTTGTGACTTCGTATCTGTAGACTTGGGCAAGGAAGTTTTGGTCTGGGTCTCTTGTTTTGGCCTGTATTTGTTGATCGCCTGTGTCTCTTTCTAAAGGTAAAGCGTCGTTTACTTTGCCGTTTACTGCTTTTTCAAACGTATCAAAAAGACGGATACCGCCTGCGTCGTCTACGTTAATGTAAAATAAACCGTCAGGAAAGCTGTGGTTTTGAACTAATACAAGATTACTACGATCTTGCGTGCCAAGCTCTATCCTATCCCCTGTTATAAAAGCCCCTGAGGCAGAGCTAAAGCTAAACCTGCGCTCCGAAACGTTTACGGCAGTAGGAGTTAATACGCTCCTTACGTATTCATCGTTCTCAGATGTTCTTCTTAGCTGTACGTAACCTTCTGCGCCTAAATAAATGCTCATATCAGTACGGATGTAGGTGCCCCATCAAACTCAAAGGTGATGTTACAAGACAGTACTTCTCCTACAGCCATTGTCATGTTTGCACTAGTAATCCAAACATCACCAACAACGCTTCTGGTAGAGCCGCCTGTAACTACACGAAGCTCTAAACGTACTTTTTCTGTTTCTGCTCCTTGGGCATTAGACCCCCCAGCTTTGATTATCTTGTTTAATAGTTTACTTGCGCTATTCGTAGATGTGCTGGTTGGGTCGGCATCGTAGTAAAATAATGAGCACGAACCAGAGGAAGACCTAATGCCTGGCACTGCTGTACGATCAAAGTCTGAAAGTGTGGTTGTCTCCAGCACTTGCAAACTAGACGTAAAAGACCAGTTAATTACTTTTGCTGCAGTTACATTGTCAATAATCAGTCTTCCATCAGTGCCTGTGTAGAAAGCCATCAGATCACACCCCTCAGCTGCAACGAAATACTAGAAACACCGGGCCTGTTGTTAGTTAAAGTTGGAGCAGCCTCGTACCGCCATCTTAGCTCTGAACTGTCAGGTATGTAATTCGCGCTTGACCAGCCTTCTGTTGTGGCTGCGGGCAGTGTAAAGCTTTTAAACGTTCCAAGCACTTCTGTGTAGTGCTCTAAGAATAGATTTGCTTGGGCGTCGCTGAGGTTTTGATAAGTAAGGTTTAAAGTAGCACCGTATTTTTTATCGCCGTAGCGGATGCGGGTTTCCTGGCCTGAAATAGCGTTGTACTTTCTGTTGGCAAAGTCCCCTTGGGCAAAAGAGCGTGCTGATGGAACTAAACTGGGAAATGCCATTACTCTATTACTACAAAGGAGTCTGGGTTGACTTGTTCAACCAAACTTGCGACGCGGGATACCCCATCAATATTAGTTGGAACAACCACCGCAGTCACGCTGACAATGCCGTCTTCACTTAATGTTAGCTCCTGCACTTGGTAGATGTCCTCATTAGGTGTCAGGCTAGGGAAGCTAATCAACGCTCCAGCTAAAGATGGATCTGTTACCGAGTTGTCGAGTACTGCAACACTACGAGTCTGGATTTCGTTTGATCCAGACAAAAGTACAGTTGCGTCGTATGTACCGTTTGGTACGGGATTTACAGACTTTATGGATAGGTCAGGGTTTATCATTACGTTTAAACCTGCACTAAAATCAACCTCCTCTACCAATACTTGTATATAACTTCCAGGTTGGATTAGTAAAACGTCTGGAGTTGTTTCAAACGATATTGTTTTGCTTACCAGTCGGGAAGAAGCCAGTATGAAGCGGGCAGTTTTAAGTGCTTGGTCTCTGTTGTCGCAGAATTGCGTAAGGTCCAAGTCTTCTATAATGCTGGGCTCGCCTGCACCACCAATATTCTCGTAGATAATTGCGGTTCTTTCTTCAGGCAGTTCATAGGGTTTTAAATCGCGCCAGCGTACAGATATACCCTTTGCTATTCTTTCGTTGCCATCAATAAAGGAAACCTGCAGGGAATTCTCTAAAATATTACCGGCAGAAAAAATTTGACTAGGAACTAACCTGTTTAAACTTATGCTTCCGTCTTGTTCGACAGGTAAAGCAGGCATCACACCAAACACCCCGTTTTTAATTGTAAAATTACATAAACATTTACCAGCGTTTTCCACCGCAAAAGACCTTAGGTTTGTTTCGGCCTCTATAACCCCTGTCCAAAATATACGGTTTTTTACTAGGTACTTTGCAGTCTCCGCAAAACTATTCCTGTCAACAAGCTCCGAAGAAACGCTCGTACCAACACCTTGTTTTTCGTTTGTAAGCAGGTAATAAAGCAGGTCTGAAAATATATTGCTTGGGCCGAATGTATTGCTTATATCCGGCTCTAGCCTTTCTACACTAATGCCTTTATCTAACCATATTCGGGGTTGCTCAACGCTGGAAAAATTGTTTCCAGCTTTTACACACAAACCTAGCATTGAAAGGTCTTCGTATTGAGGAACGGTCTGCTCGCGTACACTTTCATTTACATAGACAATTTCATGCTCCGGTGAGTCTGAATTTGACTTTGTAAGTTCTAGATAATGGCTGCAGTCAGAAACTTGGCTGCTTTCTTCAAAAAGTCTTTCTTCAAAGCCAATACTAGTAGAGGGTTGAGTTACAGTAATTGACTGGGTAATCGTCCCTACAGCACTAATGTCAAAAGAGAAGGTAACTTGACTTTGTACGTTTCTGTAGCGGTTAGATGAGCTTATAAATTTTGTAACGCTAAAACCTTCACCTACTCCGGTCCACAGTCCCCCTGTGTTCGGTCCCTGTATTACGTCAAAAACAGGTGTTATAGCGTTAGACCAGTTTAACCTAGTTCCATAATACTCCTGGTGTAAGGATCCGGTTTGCGTTCCAGCAGTGGCGGTAACTCTAATCTCTATAAAGCCTGGAGAGTTGTTAGTCCTGGTTTTTGTAAACAGGACTGTTCCTCTGCCTATTTCACCGGAAAATCTAGGGTTTCTACCGATGACTTCAGTAAGCCACGCATTTATTGCAAAATTTTGGCTTCCTATAACATTTACAAGTCGTATGTTTGTCGGTACAAGTACAGGTACCTCTTCCTCTACGCTTCCAGCTTCAGTGTCCGCCCCAGCTGCTGTGGTTAATTCGCTGTTTAATAAAATTGCCTCTCTTTTTACCCTGTCACCGGTAAATGTAACCCTTACTGGTCCGTAAGAGGTCTGAAAATCTTCACCAATAACATTACCGCTTTGAGCGTTAAGTCTAAAATATATTGCACCATCTAGCCCGTTTTGAACTATGTCTGAACCTGTTCTGGGTGTAAACCTAAACTCGTATCTTTTCTTTGGTCCCGGTAAACCCCTTGGCCGCAATCTAATGTAGTTAAATAAAGGCTGGGGTGTGTTACCGCTGACGCAAAAAACTTGTGGTATCCTTGACCACGGCTTGGGATTTGCACCTTCGTCACCATCAACTGGCTCGTAGTCAGGTATCTCTCGTATCCAAATACTGAAGCAAGACGTTCTTTGAAAGTACCTTGATAAAACAGGCGTATTTAATTGAATATCGTCTTTGTCTCTCTTCCAAGTTTCTTTTGGTGTTAGCAAACCGTTGAAATTACACAATCCGTTAGCTTGGTTAAATACGGTACTCTTGATTCCTACTTCAACTGTGTCTGCAGCCCTGATCATCCGCACAGACGCAACATCGTATTTACAAATGTTCCAGAAGGCTGCACCGCAGTGTTTGTTAATACTAAACCCGCCTTCATTTATATTTGATGGCCTCGGACCACGTAAAAACTCGGGCCATGGGCCTTCGTAACCGCCCAATAAATCTTGTACTGCCCTAGTGCCAGCAATACCTATCTCTTTTTCACCTAATGTGTTGTTACATTCCAGCTTTACATCAACAGTGTTACCTTGGCTCCATATATTTTGCGTTCTTGATACAACAATAAAACCTACGTTACCAATAATCCACCGGGAGCCTAATACCATCGCTTCATCTGCCTGTATGCGTAAATCATCAACAGCAGATTTCACATCTGTATAGCTTATTCCGTAGTCTTCAGGGTTTCCATTTATTATAGTGTCGCCTTGAGTATCCGTAGTATTAAAAACTGGGTCGTTTTTGTCTAGAGTAAGTGGGTCAGTACTACTAAGCCTGAATGTAACTATGTCACCTAGTTCAATGTTAATACGTGCTTGCTTGTCTTCAAATAGCTCTTCTGCCTGTCCCTGTCTTTGTATCGAAATTAAACCCATCTGCGTTCCATAGCCTCTGCCTACCCCTGGCTGACCAGCAGCGTCATTAAAGCCGTCGCTTGCAAGTTGAGCCGCATTTATACCGCTGATTTTTACTCGTTTTGCCCTAGCTCTCCGTATTGCATCATTTCTGTCACCGGTCGATGAGCCCTCACCCGTGGAGAAAGGAATGCTAACTACTTCCCAATTTAAGCGGTGTGCTGTGCCGTTCCTTATTGGGCTGTAGTGGCCAAACCGCGCCTTGCTATTTGGGTTGTACACCTGGCAAAAAGCGTTGTCAAATTCTGTCTCACCCGGAGCAGTAAAGATTTCGTCTATAGTGTCTGGGTCGGCTGAACCGGGTACACCTCTTTTACCGTATAAGAAATCTCCGCCCTTAATCCTATTTGGTCCTTGCTTAGAACTCCAATAATAGGCGAAGTCAAAATTACCCAGGCTGCTTAGTGATGTCGTACCAAGCCATGTGCTCCTTAATGTGGGCACGCCTTCTAAATACTCCCCAAAGGTGTAAAGAAGTTTGATGCGTTGGAAGGTGCCTTCTGAAAAAGCCCTTGACCATACCAACGTTCCAGGTAATACGATTCCTCCTGTCGTTACTGTTTCGTCAACTCCTTCCCCAATTGCTGTGCCTATTTTTCCGAAAGGAATTGGAACAGGTGCTCCATATTGCACGAGAGCAGAAAAACCGCTGAAGCTGCTCGTTTGGTTAAAACGGCTTGGGCCGATCTGGTCTGGCAGTTGCTGCTGACGAATTTGCCTTCGCTTTTCTTGGTCTGGTATGCTCGGTTTCGGAGCAAGAAGCACAGAGGCTGCTGTAAGCGCAACGCCAACAACAAGATTAATTACAATTGCTGCAAGCGGCGTTATAGGGCCATTGACAATATCTGGTACGTTTTCGTACGCCGCAGCCCTTACGCGGGGCTGCATATTGTTGTATTTTATTAATTCTTTATATTCTGCTTTAGTGCAGCCCAGAAATTCTACGAGTTCCCTTTCATACGGAAGCAACGGCGGATCGAAAGGTAGCTTACTGGCTTCCAATCCACTTTCATTATCGTTTGATTGATGTAAAGGATTCCCGCTTTCCATACAACGCCAAAAGCCAGTGGATCGCTGGCGAGTAATACTATGTCGCCATCATAGGTCGGCTCGTCTACCCAGTGGGCGTAAATAGAAACCTGCCCAAATATCTCACGTATAGACATGGTGTACCAACACTTCTGAACGCCCGGATTCTCGATCCCCATAATGTCTAAAGCTTGGAAAACTAAAGATATACAATCCACCTTTTCACCGTTCTCTCCGTAGCTGTACTCCTTACCTATCAGCTGACTACACATTGATTGAAGAAGTGATAGGGATCTTGCCAACTAGCTGTCTGTTCAGTACCCGACCGGGAATATTACCACTTACAGCGTTGATCACACTATTAAGCTGCAGCTCTAGTGTTGTTTCGTTCCAGCCTCCATTACCTACTTGCCCTGCATATGAGTAGAGCTGGCTTTGTATCGTAAAATCCTCGTTCAAAAGCACAATGTTTGCCTTTGCTGTCCACCGTAAGAGGATCGCGTCCTGTGCCCAACTACGTGTAACGATGTTTGAAGGGAAAACTAGGCCCGCTTCGACATTGTCGCCTTGCAAACTTGTTACTGCACCTGAAAATGAAAAAGGCGCAAATGTAAAGGTCTCTCCATTAAAATTTACGCTATTGGATACACGGTAATTCTGCATCCGCATTACTGGTTGGCTAGCTTGGCTAAGGGTTACCAATACTCCAATACTTAGTTCCATTAGATTCCGATTTTACTGCGGGCTGTAGGAGACATCATAAGTTTTCGCAGCGTAAGCGTCTGGCCTTGTCTTGCACCTTCTTGGGCAGCGCGGGCAAGACCTGCCCTGAAGTCCTCTTGCTTAACATACCTTTCACCCTCAAATTGCAAGGTCGGTCCGGTGGAAATATTTATGACTGGGTCTAAAGTTTGACTTCTTCCTACGCCTGTTCCAGTGCTGTCGCCGCCCGCTTCGCTTAAAAGGCTATTGCCTGGCTTGTATCTTGCTAAGGCAGCTCTGCTGTCCTCATTGCTAAGCACCGTACCTGAAGTTTGTGGGATCAGAAGTTCTGGCCCGCGCTCACCTACGATGTAGGGCTGGTTTGCGCTGACTGGGCCGCCGTTAGCCCTAAACGCTCCAGCAAAAGGCGTACCACCGCCAAAGTTTCCGAGGGAGTTACCTGTAATGCTTGGTGCGCCGGGATTAAACCCACCACCACCGCCACCGCCAAAGGCGCTGGTAAGTATTCCTAACGCCTTCATGATTAACGCCTTAGCAATCATCTGCGTCGCCATGTCGACGAAGGCTTTGCCGATATTTGCGAACATGTCGCTAAAGGCTTCCTGTACCGAACCAGTGCCTGTAACAATCGACTGCACAGCAGATGACATTGCAGTTGCCAGTGAACTTTCAACAGATTGCGCAAGGCTCACAACCATGCTTTCTGTGTCACTAAGACTACGCTGAAGCTCGTTTACATAAGTTTGAATTAGACCAATGTCTAATTTTTCTTTTGCAGCTTTTATTTCCTTTAATTGCTCTGGCGTAAAGTCCTTACCTTTTAACGCTGCCATTTGTTGCGCGATCTTTAGCTGCTTTTGTTCTTCAACTGTTGTTGCAGTTAAAATTTCGTATTGAAAATTAAGGTTTTCTATTTGCTCATTAAAAGCTTTCTGTTTTTGGTCTTCAAAAACTGCTAATTCTGCCGCAGCATTTACGTTTGCTGCGTTTATTTTTGCAGCTGTTTTTTGTTTTTCAAGATTTATTTCTCGTATGTTTTCTATTCGTATAAGGGCTTTTTCTTCACTTGCTTGGATAGTGTTAATGGTTTGTTGCGCTTTTAGTCTGATTGCAAGCTCTTTGTTTCCTGCAATTTCTGCAGCTGTAATTTTTTGTTTAAAATCGGCGTTTGCTGCAATTAAATTAAGCTCTACCCTTAAAAAAGCAAGCCGCTCTTGCAGCCTTTGTTCTTCTAGGGCGGCACGTTCTGCACCTCTATCGACTTTGGTTTTTGGTGGGGTAAAACGCTTACGGTCTCCAGCAGTTACAGGTATTTCAGCAGTTACTACAGGCGGAAATTCTTTAAGAACTTGCGCTCTAGCTTCTGCTTGACTCATACCGTTCTTAGCGGCGTCTCTACCCCTTCGAGCGCCTATAAGTTCTTGGTATCTTGCCTTTGCTGCAGGATTGTCCTCAATAATTGATTTAAACTGGCCCAGCTGTACTTGAGCCCCTAAAGCCCGATTTATTAAGCTTAAGAACGCATTTAGTGGACCCGCAACAAGCTTCTGCAACTGGAGTGTTAGTGCGCCCCAGAGGCGGGTTGTTTCGTCAGTAGTGTCGCCTAGAGTTTGCAGACTCTCAACACCTTTATTACCGATAATTCCAACTAACTCTTCGGTAACTAAAGTTGCAAGTTTTTCTACTTCGCCTAGTTCTGCGAGTTGATTGGCTAATAGTTCGGTCTCTTTAGACGAAAATAGGCTCTTTTCTGTTAGTAGGTCGAACGCGCCGCCGGTGCTGTTAAGAGCTTTGGCAAGTTCTCCGGTTTCAGCAATTAAGGTATCAACTGCCGTTCCAACCGCAGTACCTACTAGCGACAGTCCAAAACCAAATTGACCTCCTGCAAGTCCGCCTAACGCGCCGCCAGCAGCACCGCCTACTGAGGCACCGACTCCTTGGCCGAAAAGCAGCGGAAACGCACCACCGATGATTGCGTTGCTTGCGGCGCCCTGTAATCTCTTGTTTCGAGCTGTGCGCTGTTTAGCGGCAGGACTGCCTGGGATGCCTACTGCTCCGCCAATCGGACTGGTCTGGCCCCGCAGATTGCCCGCTTCTCTTAAACGTCGATCAAAATCTTCAAGTTGTTTTTTATTAAATTTTTCTGTTAAGGTATTTATTTCATTTCTTTTTCTTTTTTCTGCGTCAAGCCGTTTTAGTAATCTATCAAACTCGGCGTTGTCCGCTTCTACACGCTGTCGTATTAGACTGTTTTCAAATTGTTTTTCAATATTAAACAGTTTGGTTTGAAATGCTTTTTGTGCTGCAAATTCTTTTTGGTTAGCTTGGCTTTTTAGTGCAGCCTCCCTTGCAAGCTGTTCTGCGCGTCCAGTGCGCTCTTGAGGAGAAATAGGCCCAATAGGACTTAGGTACTGAGTGGTACGTGCTGATCTAGCCGGTAAAGCAGAAGATAAAGCTGTACTAGAAGCTGCACCTGGCCCTATAGGGCCTGGGTACTGCGAACCGCCCCTAAAGGCACCGCGCAAATAGCCGCCTGACATTGTGGTGGCAGCGCCCCGTTGCGTGGGGGCAGCCGCTGCGGCGTTATAAGCTTTTAATGCTGCTGTTGCTTGAGTGCGAGCACTTATTTCCTGGTCAATAAGGTTATTGGTTATTTCTTGTGCTTGATTAGCCGCACCAAGTGCTGTTACAAACTCTTTAATACTTTTTGAATAATTACCTGTCGCTTTTCCAGCGGCATTGAGTTCAATTTGTACTTGGTCTAAATTTCTTTTGGCTGTAGATAAGGCGTCAGCGTACTGGTTTACGCTTTGTACGGCAACTCTGTCAAATAAAGGTTTTTTATTATTTTCGTCTATTAACGTTGCTAAGTTTTTTAATCTGTTCTGTAGGTCCTTTAAACGCGCTGCGCCTTTTATACCAATTTCAATTTCAGCTCTGTACGCCACGATCCACAGCTGGTACGTCGCTTTCTATTCTAGGCGCAGAATAGTCTACCTACGGCGGCGGGCTTTTTCCATTTGCTTTTCTTGGTCCTCGTTCAATATTTGGAAATATGCGCTCCAGCCAATTAGTTCTTCTGGGGTCATTGTGGTGCGGACTTCTGTTAAGCTCATGCCAAGCTCCTTGGCAACGCCAAATTGCAGCATGAGCCAGTTGTCTTTGCGAAGTTCCGCAACTAGGATTTTGGGTCCATCGGCTCTTCGTCTTCGTCAGCAAGAATGGCCAGCATCAAAGACTGCAGATCACTGTCTTTGACTTCGTTTTTTAAAATATCAATTTCACCGGCAGAGAAAAGCTTCGCGCCGTTTTCGTCCTGTGCTTTTGCAATTAACAGCTGTAGTGCAAACGCTCCAGCGTCGTCAGATTTGGCTTGCTTCTGGGCGCGTTCGCGTTCAGCCATGGTTAGCGGGCTGATCCACATCTCAAATGTGGTGCCGTCAGACAATTTAACCTTACGCTTGCTTGGCTGGAGATTTGCTGCTTTACGCAACCGATCAATGGCGCGAGTAGATCCAGCGGGCATGATTTGTACTTGACTATAAATTAACTATAGCGTAGCGCAATAAAAAACCCCGGCAAAAACCGGGGCTAAATGTCTACTTAAGTAGCACTTTATCAGGTTTGGCTGAAGTCGAAGCTTGGGGTGCCGGATGGACGGAAGCTTACGCTTACAGATTGTGCGTCGTCAGGGGTGACGTTCATGCTGGCAGAAGTCAGCACTGCTTCAAACTCGATGGAACGGCTTGCGGCTTCGTTCACTGAACCGCTGCTGAACACTTGGTCGGTGTAAAGCTTGAACGCAGCACCAGTTTGGTTGCGCTGAAGCACGTCCTCGATCATGCGGTTGCTAAGGGAAGCGTCTTCGTCGGTCATGTAAACCGTTGCGCTGCCCGTACCATCGCCGAAACCGGAGATGTAGCTGCGGAATGGAACGTACTGACCAGGGGTTTGGCCGATGGTGGTTACATCGATTTCAGCACGGTTGATTTCAAAGCTCCAGTCACGGACCTGTCCGACTACTGCGAACGCGGCGTAGGCGACTTGAAAAGCGTTAGGGCTAACAGCTGTACCGTCGTCGGTGATGGTGACTGTCGCGCCACCCAAGGTTGCGGACACCTGCAGCACTCCAGTGCTGGCGGTGTAAGCAATAACGTAATAGGTGGTCGCAAGGCTGAGTCCTGCGGGAAGTGTGCCTGTGCCTGCGCCGCCAGTTTGAGTGTTGATCACACTAAACTGCACAGGATCACCTACTTTCAAGTTCAAGTAGGTTGCAACAGTAATGGTGTCTGCGCCAGTATCGACGTTAGACTCGGCAAAACTGCTGGTTGTGCCAGCGGGCTTGTAGTAGAGGGCACCTGAAGTGCCGGACAGAACGGTGGTGGCCATTGCTACGCCAAAATTAAGGGTCTCTGCGGGCACTGCCCGGCTTCTTACAGGTTAGCGACTATTTAAGTCAGCACAGTTGCTACATAGCCTGTGTCAATGCGCCCTACAAAATGTGGTGATTCGTCAGTAGCTGAAAAAGTTGGACCGTTTATTTCACCCACTTTTACGAATACTCCTGTAGTAGTTTTGGATGTGTTATTGATTGTTTCTAGTACGTTTACAGCAGTTGTTACCAGTTCTTGATTGCGGGCCGGACCACGCCCCTTTTCTGTAAACAAGCGGATTACTAACGCACCACGGGCATTATCCACGCTAGAGGTCAGCGTTGGTTCGTTGGTTAGGCCGAACGTGATGTTGACGCGCACATACTCGGTGGTTGTGTTTGGTGGTACGGCAGTGATGTTGTCGAAATACACAGGAACTGCTGGCACAAGGTTGTTAAATGCCGTCAGTAACGGGTTCTCCATTGATGCCCGGATCGCTTGGTAGTTCATCGCGGAAATTTGCTAAAGGCTCGATCCATTGCCACTTTAATTGTTCTATCAATGCCCCCACCTTTTAAATAGGTGTCGTACCAGTCCAATGGGGCGGTGCTGATGTTTCCTCCACCGGATTCGTCTAAATTACCGCGAATGTCTTCGATTCTTTCACCGTATTCAATTGCGTTTGGATTCAAAATTTCTTGAAGCGGCGTTGGAAAAGCTTTTGGCCGAAAAAAGTTCCCTTGCTCGTAGTCAATGGCAACGCCTGCATGTCGCGCAACGTTGTAAATCGTGTACTTGACTTCAGGCTTTCTGTAGAGTTCCGCGCCGCTCAAAAAAGGACCGACAACAGGCTGTGGTGTTGTTTTTGCGCCTGAACCACCAGATCTTGATCCCCCTGATGTCTCGATAACCCAAGAGTTGGCAAACTCTCCTGACCAAACTGGACCGGCTTCTTGTAACTCTTTGACTGTTTGTTCCGCAGCCTCACGAATATCCGTCGACAAAATTCCGTTTACCCAACGGTCTATATCAACTAAAAACCGCTCGTAATCCTTAGCCATTACTGTGGCCTCACGATCAGGGTGTGGTACACAGGCTTGTCACCGCGATAGGTCAAAATGTTGATGATCTTGGCTTCGCGGGTTTGGCCTGCCTGCGGGTACTGCACACGGTCGGCTTCTGTTGGGTAATAATCGCCAAGCTCTTCCGTACCAATCAAAATCTTTACGTCCGTGCTTTGGTACAAGCCTTCGGATTCGCGGGGCGTCAGGCGGCTGATGATGCCCTTTACCGTGACATTGGTGTCCGCTCCAGTCACAGCCCCTGTGGTTGGGTTGTAGGCGCGGGGTGTGGTGGTCTTGATGTACGTGATGTCCTGGCCCCAGTCGTTGAAGATCTGGGCTGGAATCGGTGAAAAGGTGTCGTCTATTCTTGACATTTCATCCTCTAACAACGCGCACTTGATAACCCCCAGAACCGCCCAAGGTGAAGGCTCCGAGGTAAGACTGTAACCAAGGGTAGACATCAAAAATGTTGTTCACGGATCCAGTTGCCTGGCTATCTGTGTTGTACTTCACCTTTAGTTCGCCTAGCTCCACTTCTTCATACAAACCTTCGGTTCCGGTGTTACCGGTGACAGCATCAGTGTCGTTTGCTAGGGCGCGTGCCAGCTCGTAGGTTGCGTATTTGATGTCGGCTGGAATCGCAGAACATGTAAGTTCCACCCGATCCACGTGGTAGTTGTTGCGCGGCCAGCTCAGGGCTTGGCCATTACTGCAACGGTCGCCGTAAAAGTTAAGTACATCGATCCAGCGGGTTGCGCTGATGATGGCGCGGTTCTTTTGGTCGTCAGTTTTGTCGTCCCAGGTGGTGGAACTTGGGACGGTCTCGAAATAAGCGTTTGCTTCCGCCAGCGTTACAAAGCTGTTGGAATTTGCGCCCTTTAATGTGGCATCAATTGTTGCGGCCACAAGACTGCAGGAATACTTTCTCTGATTTTAGCCCAATAAAAAACCCCGCCGAAGCGGGGCAGTAGCAGCTTGTGCTGGACTTATCAGGCGATTGCGCTGGTGTCCAGTGGGCTGTTGACGATCAGCTCGACCATGGGGATCAGGTCGATGTCGTAGGTGGCTGCCCACTTGTTAGCGGTGGCCAGGTTGCCGTTGGTGGGGTTGTCACCAGCGTCAGTCCACTTGGTGCCCATCACGTGATAGGCGGTGTGGTAGTCCACAGAAAGCACGTCTTGCTTCGAGAGCACGTTGCGGTCTGCTTCAATGCGCAGATCCTGCTGGACGCCTTCCAGAATTGAACCACCCTTCATCAGGAAGCAGCGGAACTCCTTGACGTGGGTTGCCGTGCCAGGGATCACAGTGTTGACCTGTGGGTCCATAATCACGTTGCAGCCAGCAAATTCGCCGATGCTGCGTGCGCCGACGCCTACGCCGCCACCGCCCCAGGTCACTGCGCCAGCAGCGGCCAGTGCAGAGGTGCTGAAGGTAAGAAGGCCAACCTGATACAGGTAAAAACCAACGGATGGGTGGACAATCAAGGTGTCCAACTCATCGCCACGCTCGCCAAGGGCAGCGCGGGCCTCAGCCACATTGGCTGCGGTCAAGAAGTTGGTTTCGGTTTGTCCGCTAGTTGCAGCAACTGCCTTGTCCAATGAATGGGCAGACAATGCTGTGCCAAACAAACCGGCAAGCTGCGAAAACAGGCGTGCGCTGTTCAGCTTGTTGATTGCATCGGCAAGCTGGTTGCGGATGTGAAGCATTGGGTCTTCGCCCGCTGCCAACATTGCAACGTCGTCCACTGCATACGCGAAACCGCGATGGCAGATAGACGCGATCTGGGTGCCCGTGCCAATCTTTTGTGGAGTCAGGTAGCCAGCGGTGCTTGTGCCCCACGTAGCTGTACCGTCCATGATCTCCTCAGTTGGAGATACTGGATTGAACTCAGGGACTTGGATGCGGGTGCCGCCTTCGCGGGCATCCAGCAAAGAATTACGAACAACAGCGCCAGACTTGATGAACAAGCTGCGCTCTTTTACTGCCTCAGACACATAGGTGCTGAGATTATTCCTCTTTACGATGTCCGCGAGTAGGACACCGCCGGAATAATTCTGAAAT